CTGTCATAATCACTGTCGGTCTGATACATATAAAAAAAATCTTTCAAATAAATTCCACCTGCAATATGTTTCCAATCTGATAATGTAAGAACACAATTTGACGCTGTAAAATAAATATTATTCCTTTCGTTATCATTCTCGTCAAATGTAAAATTTATTTTCAACGTATCAGTTTCGAGCATATATTCTTTTAAATCGATTGAATCAGAAATTGCCGTAGCAGTTTCACTTGAAAAGAAATTACAATTTTTAATTGGAACAGTTGAATTCCAATCATACGCTTGACATATTATATTATATTCAGAATACAAAATCTAATTTAGTAATTTATATTTCATTGTATTTTTAAAAGATGAATTCATTACTTTGTTGAATTTCACAAAATCCCAATCAGTGCCGATATAAACGTTACTTACATTCTGACTTTGCAAACCCATATTAGCCAAATTTAAAAGTTGTTTTGAATTTAAAACAGTCCCGGAAGTTCTCGGCACAAATACTTCCGGCTCTCTTTCGCCGACGATATATGGTCTTCCCGCTTGTGCTACTCCGCCCTCTGCAAGTCCGCTTATAGTTCCCTTAGCAAGTTCGAGAGCCGCCCAAGCTGCCGCCAATGCAGGTAAATCTGTAATTAAAGATAATCCAAAAGTAGTAATCCCCTTAGCCGATGCCGCACCCCCTGCAGCAAATATCATCGCTTGAATTGAAGTTATAAATGTGTTTACAATTGATTTCATAAACGCCTTGAATCCGCCTTCTTGCTCCCCGCCTGCAAGAACACTAAAGAACTGAGATAACGAATCGGTTGAATTTATAATTGCTTCGTTAATCAGGTTGAAATTAGCATTAAGCTCCCTTGCTGGTGTTGCAAATTCTTTGTTTGGATTATTAACTTCTCCTGCTTTTTTAAAATTACGAACAAAAGGGAATGGGAATTCTTCACTTATCCCCTGACTACTGCCACCAAGCCAAGCCGGTTGTAATTGTTTAAAAAAATCTCTCATCGTAAGTCCTGCATCTCGCAGCCCGGATAAAAATTTATAAGTATTTTGACCCAATGTTTCAAATGCTTTCGATAATTCATCAACTTGCTTTGATATATCTACAAATTGTCCCTCTGTTTCCTGTAACCCTTTAATAAATCCTGCCCCAAATGCAGACTTGACTCTATCTCCCAATGAAGATAAAATTTCCATAGCATCATTTACATCAACTGTTTTTTCCTCAACTGATTTTAAACTTATTCCTGTCAATGCGTAGATTGCCTGTAATTTATATTGAATTTGCTCCTCTGCACTCAGCTGGTCAAGATGAACTCCTAAAGTTTTTTCAATCTTCTCTAATTCTTTTTTGAACTCCGTTACTCCGAGTCCGACTGCTTTTAATCCTTTCGCTGACCCGTCAGTCGCCATTACGACACGATAGAAATTTTCCTCTAAACTTCCCCCATATTTATCCCCTGCGTCTTCAGCTAAGGCAAATAGTAACGCCTGGTCTTTTAAACTTACTCCTAAATCACTTGCCTGATTTGATAATTTAATTAAGTTTGCTTCTGTAACTGTTCCAGCTGTTGCCTTTTTAAATAGCTCTAAGTCTTGAGCCGAACCCGCAAAATTATCTCGTAGAACAGAGAGTTCCGCACCAAGTTTAGCTGCTTCCATTCCAAACTGTGCAACCGATGAAATTAATTGAGAACCAATATATGAACCGAATCCTATTAATCCTGTTTTTAAAGAACCTGAAATTGTATTTGCAATCCCGGTTAAAGAAGTGTTGCTTTTTTTAATTTCGGCATCCAACCCCTTTAACTCTCTTGTTGTGCCTTTAATCGTCTCACCTAACTTCTTTTGCTCCGCCTGTAAATTCTTAAATTCAGCTGTGCCTTTCTTACCGGATTTAATTAAATTATCAAGTGCCTCCTGATTAGATTTAAATTCACGTTTTAAATCGTCAAGCCCTTTGCCTTGATACTTAGTATCAATTTTTATATTTAAATTTTCAGGCATTTAATTTTTTCTTTGCAATTTGATTTATGTAATTATCTATCTCCCTTTCTATTAATATGCTTACACCGAAAAATGGTAAAGGACGTATTCTTGATGTCCCATAATGAAGCCACATTGCTATATTTGCCCTCCGCGCGCCTACATGAATATTCCTTTCACCTTTCCGCGAACGAATAAATATATTGTTCCTTAATAAGCCTTTTGCAATTAACGGTTGAGTTGATTGCCCCTTGCGGCGTTTCGCTTCGATTGTCGAATGTTTTAATGCTCTTTGCGATCCACCAAAAATATTTTTACCCCCGATTATTCTTTCTTTTACAATATCTGTTTTAATCATAAAGGCAATGTGACTTAGTTCTTCCTCACTGATTACGGTGTGAACTTTGGTAGTAATATGTTTTACGTAGTTATCGATCCACCTGTAATTATCCATACTGAAAGCACCTGATGGTGTGGATATTTGAAAAGTAATTTCCATTATTTCAAATTACTTAATTTATATTGAATAAAATTATCATAATGGTTACATAAAATAAATTCTGCAAAGTCATCAACATCATAATTATTTCTGATGTGTTCAAAATCTTTGCCAAGTGCTATTGCTAATGTGATTATCATTTTTCTATATTTGTAAATTTCGTTTAACGGGGGGAGATTCGATGTGTCTTTATCGGATATTTTATATTTGAGAGTTTGTGAAGTCGTGTAGTCGATGTATCTTCTTAATCTCTCATATTTAAAAAAAAATCTTCAAATACCTCCTCCGCTGTTTTTCTTAATTCATAATACTGATTTCCTTTTACTTCAAAATTAATTTTATCTAAACCGTCTCCTGTTAAACAAGTCTGTAACAAATCTTTTACATTTTCTATTTTATTAAGATATTTTTTCTTTATTCGCAAACTCTCGATTGTGTATTTAGTTGTTACTTCAGTAATATCTTTCAATAACATTTTATCCTTAATTATTTCAAGAATTTTTTCAGGGTTCTTTTGAATTTTTTTGAGAGTCGCCGAATCAACCGAATAAGCTACTTTAGACTGTAATCTTTTATACTGTTCTCTTAATTCTTTAAAACCGGGAAACTCATTTTCAAAATCACAATATTTTTTGTAAATCCTGTCGCATTCTTCGGTCAATTTAAAACAAGGTTTTTCAAATTCATAACTGCTTCCCTGAATCAGGTATTGCTTCTCTTGTGGCTTTATCATTTCTCTTTCTTATCCTGTTGCTTAACAATCTCATACTTAATTCCGCTTTCGTTTAATAATTTTATTAATTCTTCATCTACTTCATATTCAAATTGTTCAGTTGCATTATACGGATTGTAAACCTGATAGACCGTATCATTGTGAATATGTGTTTTTTGAAATCTTATTTTTGTCATTTTTATTTTTTTAAGAGATTTTTAATTAGTCATTTGACATTCTGCCCAATCATACATATCTCCAACCGGGACGCTGAAAGTAACTGCCCCGCCCGCTGTCACGTCAAGTTCTGCTTCTGTTATGAATGTTGAAAGCGATGCTATTGTTGAGAGCGGTCCAAGTGAAGCAGACGCATAATTGTTCTGAATTCTTGCCGTAACTATCGACATTCTATTACCACCTGCGACTTCGTAGAGCGGATCAAATTTTACAATCGGATAAAACCGCAACAATCTTAGTGAATGTTCCCCGCCTGAATGGCGTTTGGAAATTCCCGCATCCTCTATTATTGAAAACCATTGTCGCTGAACACCTTTTGTAAAAAATTCTTCAGTATTGCCGTCTGATTGCATTACTTTAAACTGTAATTCCGAAACGACAGGTAATAATTTAACACCGAAAGGTTTATTACCCGCGTCAAATTGTTGTTCTGATTGTTGCCCGAATTTAAATTGCGGCTCCATTCTTCCTGCTCCGATATGAAACGTATCTGGAGTAGCTAACGGTGCACCCGTTGAAGTTACACGTTTATAATACCAAACACTGCCCCAGTCAAAATTGACAGCAGATTCATCAAGAGCTAATTGAACTGTTAAATTAGGTGTCGCCATTTTTTATTCTTTATTTTTTTTTTTTTTAAAAACTTGCTTCTAAATAATTTATTAAAATTTCAAATCCCACATTTCCCTTTCCGCCTTTTAAATCAAGTGTCGGAGGACTTATATATGTTATCTCCCACTTCTGAACCCCCGTATATCTTGTGCCGGAACTAACTACTACACTATTAAACCTTAAAACTTTATGATTAGAAGTTCCGTAACCTGTTATTGTATTACTTCCGTCATTCCATTTTTTAATATCACTAATCACCTGTTCCGCATAATCACAAATATCGCCTTGTTCAGTATCAACTTTAAAAAACACTTCAAGAAATAAAATTACTTCACATTCGTGAACTCTACCCCCAGCATCTTTTGGCTTTCTGTTTTCTTCACCAAGCTGATAACAAATACAAGGATAAGTATTAATGTTTATCAAAGAACTCCAGCCCTTAATTAGCTTTGTCGCAAGACTTAATTCATATCCGTTTGTCGTATCAAGAAATAATAAATCGGTTGCTAACTGCGAATAAATTTTTTGTCGGATTGTCATACATTTTGAAACCTATACATATTATACAACTTTGTTAAATCAAGTTCTTTGTAATTCATATTCATTGAAGATCCCGAGTTAACTCCTTCTGAAGATTTAATTAGCAAGGATTGCCCCTGTGCCGATTCATAAAAAAGCATTGCAGAAAGTTTTAACATCCCTTGTCTCAAATCTTCCGGGACATTTGAAACCGTAAAGGTTTTCCCCGCATGCCCCGAGACAAAAGGACTTACCAATGTTAAAGCCGTATTACTACTTATCGAATCAACCTTTATTCTCTCTCCTTCACAGGATATATAATCTACATCTTCAATTATTTCTGAACTAAACAAAGTTGAAGTTCCCACAACTGAACTACTTCCGGCAGTTCCCGTAATAGTGCCTGTCCCGGTTTGAAACTTATAACCCGCTGTATAACTAACCTGTAAATCCTTTCCATAGAATGAATAACCTTTGCGAATGACCGCATAACCTGAATTAATTTCAATTGTGTTTGCAATCGTATCACCTGAACCGTCAATTAAATCAATATAACTTTCACCGTCAAAATATTTTAAAGAACTGATCGAGACAATCGGCGACTGCAAAAATAATAAATCCGTTATCTGATAATCATAAATGTTTTCCGTTATTGTTTGTCTTATTAATTTTCTGTTACATTCACTTTCAAAAGTTCCAAGAGCTGAATTAATACAATTATTTAAAAATATATCATTCACTGTATCAGTTATATCTAAATATGTTTTTAATTCTGCTAATGAAATCATTTTTGAAATTTTTTATATTGTATATATCCCGCAAGTATATAATTTAACAGATATTTTAACACCTGCTTCAAGCCAAGCTTCGGTATTTGTTGTCGAATCATAGGATTGTATAGAACTTGCCGAATTCCAGTGTCCTAATTCTCCATTTTGTGCCCATAGTGCACTTGCTATTATTTTCGTTGTATTTATAGTTGTAGGGTCTGGATTCTCATAAACCGAGGCGTCACAGTAAGTAAAATAATTACTCACACTATCTAACCCAAATGTTCTGTGTGAAGCATTTGAGCGATAAAATAGCCCTGCTGATATTGAAGATTTCAGAGGCGATGATATTGTAAGTAATGTGTCACTTGTGATATTTATAATTTTATAATAAGCAGAACCATTATAGAGATATTGCCCAACCGTTAGTTCACTCAAAAAACGTGTTCCGCTGCCAGATAAGGTTGTTGAACCAAGAGATCCGGTAAATCTCCCAGTTATAGCCGGTAGTGCCCATCTCCCCGATAATGCTGGATAATGATTTTGAAATTCAAGACATTTGTTTGCAGCTACATGAATACTGTATGCTCCGTCAGGGACGGGTTCATTCGTGATGACTGCAGTCGGGATCATATCCCATCTATCATAATCTATCCGGTCAATAAGTGGAGGATTGCCCCCCCCTTGAGAAGTCAATATTACCGAGTAAATTAATTCTGACGGTATTTTACCGTTTGGCAACAATGTAATCCCATCTATATTCACTGCTGTTTGAACTTCTGTTAATGATAACTCTCCATAATCACCGGGGTTATATAACCTCCCATTGATATTATGGAACTTACTAAATAAAGCTCTCATTTTTTTAAAAAAAATTTTTATTTAATTTTTACCATTTACCACGAACCAACTATTACTCTTGTCACGGGTGCATAAGCATTATTTGATGATTTGTTCGACCTTACTAACCAAAGTTCATAAATCGGAAAAATACTTTCATAAATATACGTCCTTGTTAATCCGTCTCCCGGTATCATTCTATCTACATTAGTCGTAGTTGTTGTCTCCGCCAAATTGTGAACTGCAATTTGAGAACTTCTCGCGAGACCCGTAATTATTCCTAAATTTCCGGTTTTTATAAAAGCGAATACCGTGTCAGTTCCTATTAGTGTAGAATCTGAAATTGTGATTGCAATATTTTTTTCACCGCTTAAAAAGAATTGCGCCGTTGTATCGGTGAATCTCAATGCATCTTCCTGATAACCGGCGGTTTTAATCGGTGTGGTCACGTCACTTTTTACAAGACCAAATAATGCAAAACTGATTCCCGCAATTATTAAAGTTATTACTACTAAATTTTTAATTTTCATTTTTTTCTTTATTGAAAGTTTCTTTTAATTTTTTTTCTTTTTAACATCAGATAAAGTCATAATTTTATTATCGGGTTTATTCTCGATCTCTTCTTTGATAGTTTTATTATCGATAATCTCCTCCACTAAGTCCTTACAAGAACTATCGACATATTCGAGAATTTCACCTGCCTTATGATTACCTGTTGAATCTGTGAAGCCCTTAATTACTTTATATGCCATTGTATTTTTTTTTATTTTTTTAAGTTCTCTTAGAGAGTAATTGCTCTCTCTAAGAGAATCTTTAAATTTAACCTTATTTTATACCGCTTGTCTGCCCATCGAATACGTTGAAGTAAGCCCTGCATTAAACGCTACTCTTGAAATTACTCTTATTGCCGATAAATCATATTCTGCAAGCGATGTTCCTGAAATTGTTGCTTCTTTTAAAAGCGTGACCTCCATTCCTGAAATATCTCCTATTATTGAATTCGTTAGGTTGCCAAGAATTATTCCGGGTTTTCCGCTTGATGTCGCTGTTGACGGTGCATTCTCGACTTTAACAGCTGGGTAATCAAATATTGTCGATGGATTTCCGGCTTCTGCAGGGATCCATAGAGGTCTATTCTGTGTATCTTTTAATTTTCTTAAAGTTGAGGAATAACCCCGTGAATAAAACCAAGATGCCCCCGATAAGAAACTTTCATCAACGCCCTCCATAATATCAACAAGGTTATCATATGTTACTGTCGTGCCGTTTCCCGCGAAGGTTACTGTATTCCCAAATGTGTTTGTTGCGGCAAACACACCGGTAAACGGTGAACCTGAACCATTAAAGAATTGAACGTCTTCTGCTGTGCCTCTTACTTGTGCAATTTTTTTGATGATATAATTTCCAATGTTCACATTTGCATCTCGCAATAATTCATTCGACAAAACCACAATAGCTGCTCCTTTTTTCGGGATTAATTGTTGATTATCTAAAGTCGGTTTACTTGCGGTTATCTGTGCATTTTCTCCAACCCAATACCAAGTAGGCAAAGCAAGTTCTCGAGGCATATTTATAGTGTTCCCGGAAATCGGAAGAACGGTCATATACCTTCTTGCCTGACCGAATGTAGGAATTTTCTCAATAATATTTTCTTCAGTCAATGCAGGAACCAAATACCCCCCGTCCGCGCTCACTCCTTCGGTCATCGGATCAGCTGCTTTAATCATAGCAGCATCCCCCCGCTTGATCCCAATTAGTTGACTATGGAAAGCATAGCCGGGATTCAACATGTTTTTTTCTTTTGCATCGGTTTCAATATTATTGACAGCTTTTAATAAATTAGAATCCTTTAAGAACGTTTGAAATGCTTGCTTCAAACCTTCCTGCATAGCGATTTGTTCTTCAAGTCTTTCAAGTTCTACCTTTTCATCATCTGTTCTGTCCGCTTCGGGTTTTGCTTTTAATGATTTTAAAAATTCTTTTTCTTCTTTTGTCATAAGTTATATTTTTTTTAATATTTTTTTCCTGTAAATCCGCTAAACTCTCCAAGAAATAGTTTTCGATAATCTTCTGCAGATAATCTTTTCTTTTTCTCTAAGTTCTCCCCGAATTTTTTTTCTAATTTATTTTTTATTGTTTCAATCTCTATTTGAATGTTTTTGATTGAATCAAATACTTTTGTTTCCTTTAATTCAGTAATAAAATTTTTAACGGTTTCAATATCTTTTTTATTGTAACTTAAAAATTCTTTGATATCATGCTGGGCTTCTAATGAATCTACAATTGATTTTATTTCAATCGATTTAACTATTGATTTTATTATGTCTCTTGCGTTTGGATTCATTGCAAGCGGAGCTGAAGAATACTCTAACAATATCCACTTTAGAATTTTTGTTATACCCGTTTTTTCGTCGCGCTCTACTGCCCCATCAATCGGCTCACTCCATCGCCCTTGTTTTCTCGGAACGTCAAAACCAATACTCCAAGTATTTATTACACCCTCCTTGTGTAAATTATATATATCTTGTGCCTTGTCGCTGTCCGAAAAAATTGTTTTTGCTTTAACCCCTTCCTCTGTCCGCTTTATCCAAGCATTCTTTCCAATAGGAAAACTATAGTTGTGATTATAAAATACTGTCCTGGTTTTTAGAAAATCCGAATAATCAACTCCTAACGGCTCAACTCTGTCGTTACCTCTATCAATATGAGGAGTTGATATAAAATGCGTAATAGATTTCTCCGTGTCGTGAGTTTCTATTTTTGCATTTACAATTTCAAATGTTTCAATATTCATTATGCAGCATTTTGTTTTTCTGAATTTAATTTTGTTTTTGATAAGTCAAGCGGAGCATTCATATAATCAAGTTCAATCGGTTTTAATGATTCCCATTCTCTGACCTCATTCGGGGTCAACCACCCATTTTCAATTCCTGATTTATAATATGCTAACTCTCCGTCTTGGTCTCTTGGCGATGTATTGTCATGTTCAATACAATACTCAAGTCCGTATTCGTGTGCAAGCTCATAAGTTAAGACAGTATCTATATAATTCATCATTGGCTCAATTACTCCACTTGCAAATTGTAATGATACTTCTTGAGCTGTTGCTCTATTAATATTCTCAGCCATTCCGAGCATAAATTTATTAACTTGAAAAGCCGCGCAAATCTCATCCCGGGACTGGTCACGTAATGGCTTCACGTCCATATCCTTCATTGAGTAACTTGCTTGGATAGGTCTCAAATCAGAATCAAAGATTCTTGCTCGGTAAGAATTATCAATCCCTTCGGTTGAACCTCTTAATTGTTCTACTGCCCGTTTAAATGATTCATTTGACATAATCGCCGATGTGCCCCAAGTGTTGCCTAAAAAACCGCCCATTTTATAAAATTGCTTTAAGTAAGCAAGTTGAAACTGTTCAACTTCTACCTGTGACATTATATTTGAAATTATTGCTTTGCCTACTTGAAGATTTTCAGGATCAGGATAACGAATATGGATTATATCAGTTGCTTTAAGAGAAACGGTTGACGAACCGGTATTGTATTTATAACTTTCAACAAAATTATTATAACGTGAAGGTATCGGCGTTAGACGTGAAGGAATAAGCTGTATTAATTGGATCGGTATCCCTAACCCATTTCTTATTTTATAAATATAATTATTGCCATAGATTGCAAAATGTGCCGCCATTCTATATGACAATTCCCACCAATATTGAATTTGATTCGGTTTTATAAAAAGATTAAGGATCGGATGCTCGGTTACTTCATCTTTTGAACCGTCTAAATTTTTTTCATAAAATCTAAATTTAACCTTTGAAAAATGTTTTCCCCAAACATCAATACAATCAAATATCCAGGAAACTTGATTTTTATTTGTCTCAGCAAAGTAAGCCTCAAACGTATTAAGAAAATTCTTTGACGTGTCAACAGAATATGCTTTTATAAATTTTGCTATCTTTGATTTAAAATATTCTCTGAACATTTTTTAATTATTATTTCACCACTGATCCGTTATTTGATGTTTATCCAAAAGTTAGTAATTGTTACAAAAATAATTATTTTCTTTTATTAATGTCAAGAAAAATTTTTTTTAATCTATAAATGCCATTTTAAAATCATTCAATATATACTTTGAGCAGTTAAGCGCCAACAACAAAGCCCACGCCGAATCGCTATGTCCTTTATCTGTCCGTTTGCTTGAAAAGGATATTACGTTTGATGAAACCTTTTTGTTTATAGAATGAATTTCGGAAATCAAATCCTTGTCATCATTCATTTTAAATTTTTTCTGTTCAAATAATTTTTTTGCATTAGTTACAATTTCGGAAATGAAAAGATTATTAAACTGAACGCCCTCAACAAAAGTATATTTATCTTCAAGCATTTCCGCAAGTTGCATTCCGATTAATCCCTTATCAATAAAAACCTTTTCGGGATTGTTCTCATAAAATATTTGTTCAATAATTTCTCTTTGCGTCTCAAACATTGTTTTTTCTAATACTTCTTTTTGTGTTAAATAAAACGTTTCATTGAATTCTTTTAAAACTATTATTGCCGTCCTGTCGTGTGAGCGTCCGATGTCTATTCCGATATAACATTTACCTTTAATTTGAGATTCGTCAAAGTCATCAATAAGTTCCCGTAGTAACACATACGGGAAATATGAAGTTGATTCATCGACAAACTCGCAAAGAAATTCTTGACGGAATGAATCCGTATCATAATTTCTTTTTATCAAATCGACATCAACATTTAAACCCTGCTTTATTGCATCATATATTGTAATTGATTTTCTTTTGAAGTCGGGATATTTAACTTCGTCTGAAGAAATTTGATAGAAAATATTTTGCATTCCAAAGCAAGTCGAACTTACAAATAAATCCCAACCCCGAAGTATCATTGGCAAAACGGCTTCATAAATAAGCTCGTCATTTTTGTAAAGCGCAAACTCATCTAATATAACGTCTCCGTTGAAAGCTCTTATTGTCTCGGGTTTCGGGGGTAATGAATAAATTGACGCTCCGCCAATTGCCTTTGAAAATCTCTTATGTGCCTGCTGATCAATATCTAATTTCAAGCCTTTAAATTCTTCAAGATAACGGAATGATTCAATAAATTTATCAACATACGACATTAATAAATTTGCTTGTCGCTGTGATGCAGAAACTAATATCTGATTTCTTTTTTTGAATATTGCGTTATTGATTGCCTTGAATGCAAGAGCGAATGAACCGCCAATCTGCCTGGACTTTTGTAATATATGTAATCTATCTGAACCGTTAATTATTTCGGCTTGATATGAATGTAGAATTGCCAAGAATGTATTTTCAATTGTTAGGAAAGAACATTTCTAATATTTTTTTTCTTGCTTCTTCGGTATCGATTTTAATTTCTGTTTCGGTTACTTCTTTGAAGTCTGCCAACAACTGCAATAATAATTTTGCATCTGTTGTTTTGCCGTTTTTAAAATAAGTTCTTATAAGCTTTTTGGCAACCTGATTTGTTAAGTGCTTATTATCTTTCTTGATATAGTCAAGAATATCACCTCGTTGATTATGAGTATATATTGTTCGTTCGGACAGCCCCGTTAATTCCGATAGTTTTTTAATGGAGGGAATTTTTTTAAACTCTTCTAAATAAGTTGTAAGTGCTTCATCTATTTTTTTTTGATTAAGCTCAAAATCTAATCTCTGTTTCTCGGAAGTTTTCTGAATTTTGTTTTTAGTTTTCATTTTTGTTCCTCACATAAATTATTTTCTTTAAAAGTCCAATTCATTTTTTCATTTATTTTTTTTCTTTCCCAAATACATTGAACCCCCCAGTTCATGAATTTGCTTAAAAGGAATAATGCTACAGTTAAGTTCAAGATTCGGTTTAAGTAATTTAATATATCGAAACATATAACCCTCCACTAATCGCCCACCTAATAATTGAGTACAACCTTTCATTGTTAAATTCTTACCCTTAGTTCTTTTCAAAACTTCCTTGCTCAACAAAGAGGTCTTGCACTGAATAGACATTCGATGTGCAATTTTGCCCTTGTTCAATTTGGCTAAGTCGTCCGGTAATTCTAACAATTGCCCCGTTGAAAAACCCGTGAGAATAAACCCACTTGCTCTATAAATCGCTCCGTCTCCGCATTGGCAAGCATCGGCAAATGATAAAATCCATTTGATTTGAGGATAATATTTCTTAATAAGATTAAATGAAATTGCCAAGCATCGACTTTCTGAATTGCGTGGGAGGAAATCATCAAACGCCATTCGGTTAAGCTCTAACATTTCATTCCATAAAGTTCCTTTAACTAAATTAATAACTTTACTTTTATCCAACGGACTCCCAAAGCTTAATACGCCGTGCAATACATTTTTATAAAAACACCCTAAGTGAAAAGTTGAATTGTTCACAACCTTATGTGAATAATGATGTTTTATGACAAACCTTTTTGCAAATTGTGAAATTATCGGTTTTAAAATTATTTCTTTAACTCTCATTTAAAAATAAACAACAAATTTTATATAGTGCATTCCCGTTTGAATTTTTATTATCGTCACAATTACTAAAATCATTTTCTCGTTTTACCTTTTTCAAAGCTCCCTTTACCGTTTCAACTTGAGATTCCGATAGGGTAAATTCCATTGTGCTTATTCCCTTTTCATTAGTAATATTCTCCGGGAATTCCATCTCCATATCTATTCCTATTTCATACTCATCAAAGCCCCAGTCAATTAAATCTTCTGTCTCAAATTCATTTGCCAGGATATCAAAATCAAATTCACCTGCTACATTTTTATTAAGTCTTATGTTTAATTCTTGAAATTGCTTATCAGTTAACTGTTGTTCTGGGACATAGCAATCAACTTCAGATATATTTAATCTTTGTAATATTTTTTTTCTTCCGTGTCCTCCACAGATTGTATTATCTGTATTAATTACTAATGGCTCTGCAACACCGAATTTTTTAATTGAGTTTTCAAGATGTTCTAATCCCTTTTTTGTTAACTGTCTGGGATTTTTTGAATATTCTTTTAACTCATTAACTTTTATTTTTTTTAAAGTCCAATTCATTTTTTATATGGAGCGTTACGGTCGGATTTAAACCGCCTCCTTCAACTTGGAAAGTTGACGTGCTAACATTGACACCAGTAACGCATAATTTTTTTAAAATCGGTAAAAAGCCTTCTTTTCATAAATAAAAAAAATAAAAATAAACGAAATAAAAAAAAATATAAAAAAATTTTGATTAGGGGAAGGTCTGAATTGTTTAAAACCTCTCCCAAATATAATCACGATCAATTATCCTTTTTCAAGTGTTAGTTTTTTCATAAGTTGAATTAATTGATTTGAATATTTCAAAAGCTATTTGTGGAACAATTGCATTTCCGAGAC